TAGGCTACGTTACTATCTACCCTGTTTTGCATCCAGTTCCACCATTGACGCGGAACAACTTCTACAGCCCAACCAGTTGATATTTTTTCATCCGTTGGTGGTACAATATCCCCTGTTTCAGCCCACAAACGTAGCATATCTTTCTTNAAAATTTCTGCCATTTATATACACCTTATGTTATGCTGTATAGCCACAGCAGTGTTATCTTATAGGAGGTTTGTCAGAAAACCACCAACATCTGGATTATTCAAATCTCCAGTACCTTGACTACCGGGGAATCCTTCTGTTGCAAACACACGACCAAACTGGAACTCCGTGTATTCATATGAAACCCCAACTGTTTTAGGAAGAAGTGTTTCAACACCGGATAGATCAAACAATAACCCTTTTTCGATATTCGATAAAATCTTACCAATACCGATACGAACTCTACACTCACCAAGTTCCTGTACAACAACACCAGATGCTCCAAATAGAAACTTATAGGCTTCAATTACATCCTCTGGTGTAGCTAGTGTTCTGTTCTTAAGGATTTTTGCTTTGATCAGCAGACGATATTCTGCGTCCGTTGGAACACGACCCAAGCCTGTTGGTGCATTGGGAGAATACCAAATAGAACCAACAGATGGATCAGTTAGTGACCCGAATGTGTCTGATTGAGGCGCACCCTGAAAACCAAAATAGGTAAATACTTCTGCATAGACAAGACCACGAGGTCTTCCTACAATATCCCCTAGAATATCTAGTTGAACACCTGTAGCACTGTCTATGCTTCGAAGTTGTTGAACCTGTCGAGCGACCTCTTGAGCCTCTTCAAATCCTGACATCAATAGNCTCAGGTAACGATCAAATACCGGCTTATNGCGGAATTGNTCNGTTACACGGTCTCTTGATACGGACAGATAAGGCTCAACATTGAATTGATTTAATGCCATTTTCTGTCCTTTAATTATACAATACTAACAACAATATTGTCAATGTCGAACGTAGCCACTTCGTCAAAGTCAATAACGATGTTACTTGTTCCAATCGGAGACGGTGCTGTACCAATTGTGAGGGAATTTACCATATGCCCCGGAACACTATTTACTGGCGTATAGAATCGTGAATAAATTACATCATCGCCAATAAAATATGTGTCTTGAACATAATCCAGAATGGCCTGTTTAATTTTGATAGCAGCATCACCAGCCAACCCACCAGTATCTGTAATACTGATTGAAATNTNGATNGGCACTTCTNTNGGACGCTGAAACGAAATTGCATGGAAGATTCCTTGGCTATCCGTAACCTGTACAGTAGTGTTTCCGAAAGATAGAATACCTGTGGGTTTATTCTCCCATACAGCATTTGCAATCAAGGTTGTTTGACCACCAAGAACGATTGGCATGAAGCTATGCGCTGGAATACCTAGAATGTCTGTGTTGTTAGTGTCATTCTCATACACCATAACGTCAGTAACACCCTCTACGTTCTTTAGAGCATCAATGAGAGCTTCAATAATATTAGCCGCACGTACAAACTTAGAGTTACGAAATCTCTCCCGTAGTTCTTCATCCGTCTCAAGGTATCGCCCTGTTGTTGCAGCGACGGGATTATAAACAGAATCCAATCCTGTAACGGGAACTAGGATGTTGGTTATAGAGTTTGCTGGCTCACCAAGGGGCCCGATTGTATCACTACGGACGTTTGCAAGATTCAAACATTTCACAATAGTTAGATTAACTGATGTTGCAAATTTACTAACTTGGAAAGGATCTTTCTTTCTCACATAAAGGATATTTCCAACAATCTCAGTGTTAAAAATAGCACCAGCGGCACTATTTACTCCCGATTGGAGTGCAGAGAGGATAGATGCCTCTGTGGGAGTAGCACCAGAGTTGACTGTAATATTTACATATTCAAATTCACTAGGTCCATACGAGATTGTATAATCTGTATTTGCGAGAATCGTCACAACGTTAACACCAATACCGGATGCCATATTTGGCTCTAAGAGCGTTAGTGTCTGAACACTAAACGTTGCTCGTGTCTGGGTTGATCGGATCTTTGTGGTTGAAGGTACTTGGGTATTGACATCACCAGATAGAACAACTTGAGCAGATGTTGGAAGAGCCCGTAACCGGACAATGCCTGAAAGTGCTACAAGATTATCTAACGACACTCCCGTTGCTGCATTTGGGTTGAAACTATTATAGACCTGCTGGATTGCTTCCCACAGATCAGCTTCTGCTGGTGCAACAACACCAATCATTCTACCTAATGCTGAGTTATCTGACACATCCACTTCATCGCCCGGAGCAACAAGGTCNGAGAAAATCTCTCTTGCACGTTGTCTATTGTCTTCAAGGACTTCAGACAAACGCTTAATTTCAAGACCTTGATCAGTTAATCCCGCCATATTATACTCCAATAAATGTTGTTAGAGAGACGGGCACCGTTGTATTATCAACTACCCTCACTTCAAATTCTAGACTGAATCCTCTGGCTGCTGAATTAAGAGTGCTGTTATACGACAGCAACTCAACCACGCCCGGATCATCAATAATTGCTTGCTGGAAAATGGCATCAACAGCGGTTTTGTTCGAGTGTTTTTGAAACACACGTTGAAAATACGGAATACCAACATCCAAATTAAGAAACCACTCCTCAAGAAATGTTTGAAGAGTGATCTTAAGTCTTTGTGCTACAACGTCCTTCTTGGTGTAGGTGACAGGACATTCACCATTGACAAATACAATATCATTATTTTCAAGAAGTAAATCCATATGTCACCTATAGTATTAGTTCGTTGGACCAGCAGATGTTCCACCTCCCGGCTGTACGCCAGTATGTCGATGCGTTCCGAATGCGATTCCATCAAATGTAAATGTACCTGTGTGATTTACAGTTCCACTCCAGTTGGTTGTGCCTGATGATGTCCAACTTGCAGTGCCTGTTGCATTCATTGAATACGTTGATGTATTTACAGTGAATGATTCACATTGGAAAGAGCATGTTGGAGCAACAACAGAGAAGCTGCTCTCAGCATTGACAGAGGCATTGTTGCAATTCACTGTAGCATTCTGATTGGTGTTGATGATGATGTCACCAGAGGGTTTCATTCTCACTTCAACTTCACGACCAGACCCGATGTTATGCGACACAACAAAGTCTGAAGTGTTATGACTCCATGTTCTCACTGAAGCGTTGTTGAGACTCTTTGCAAAAGGAACTAGGCCGGGGATAGCAACAGCATCTCTGCTATCCATCTTCCTGAAATCAGGAGGAGGTGCAAACTCCCCGCCTCCGCTTTTGAAAGTGTCCATCCCTGCTTGTGAGAATATGCACAGCACTGTATCCCCAACGAATAGAGGGAAACTCATCATAGAATCCCTACCCGCTGGAAACACAACAGGCACACCAAGAATCTGTGGGTGTTGTTCAGAGACACCATCAGCATATAACTGATCAATTATTGGTTGAACATCCACACGAAGGTCTGATAGATTTGTTGGAATGTTTGTTATTTTACAAGGTATTGCTGTGTATAGGTTTGATAGTTCTTTCTGAAACGACAACGACAATACTTCTTCAAAAGAAGGCTTATTCATTAATCCTCCTTTGAGGGTTATTTATTTGATGTTTGCAAGNGTTACGCCATCCACCTTAGAGCAGAAGCATTCCATATACCANTCATTGCCACGATAGTCTCCTGAATATTTTATATCATTTACACGATAAAATCCAGAGAGTGNTTGCATAACNTCTGATTCTAACTTTAGAAGNCTTCCCGGTTGNACTGTTGGGTTGAGCAATGCTGTGAATACCACACCCTGCTTCCTTGTCTTATCTGAATCCAGTTTTGTACTTTCTCCGCTGGAGTAGTATGGGATATCAATCAGTCCTGAAGATTTGGAGATAAGTGGAACATCTTCCGTGTTCTTATCGATGATTCCATTCTCTTCACTGACATACAGAACACCATTCACAATTCGCCATTCTAATCGGTTTTCTCGGGCAAATCTTGTGAGCATTTCCTTCGGAGTTCCATGCAAAGGGTAACCATAGGGAATCGTTTCGTTGAGGCGTTTTCCCTCATAGGCACCCCGAGAAACACCATCCATCTTCTTACGGATTTCTTCAATAATCTC